ATGTAGTTGTTGTTTTATGAGAAAGCTAGATGCAAGGGATATAAAAGATTTAAACCTGCTAAAGCATTATAGAATAATAAGAAAGTGGGCGTGTAAGAATTACGATCTTAACGATGCTGATTTAGAATTGTTAATCTATTTTGATTGTATGGAGTTTTTCACAAAACAAGATTTTAAGATAGGTAGTTATTCTTATAGTTGGGATAACAGAAGATGGAATAGATTATTGAAAGAAGGTTGGATAGTTGTGTGGCGTAAAAGAAACAGAACTACTCAGAAATATCATATATACAAAATAAGCTTTAAGTGCAAACAACTTATAGCTAGAATGTATAGAGTTATGCTCGGTCAAGAAGATATACCAACAACTAAAAGATTTAATAAAATAATAGCTGGTAATTCATATACAGATAAAGTAATGGCGGTAGCTATAGATAATGTTAACAAAGATAAAAATAGATAATATGCAACAACAACAAATAGATCCAATGACTGGAATGCCAAGCGTTTCTATCTCTACCGGTGTACAGGCTAGTGGTTTTCAAGGAGGATTACCAGCAGCTGAAGACAGACAATCTACAGCTCAAGCTATGGGTAATAACTTTATTACTCAATCTCAACAAACTATGGGACAAGATATGTTTGGTAGCCAAAGTCTTCCGCAAAAAAGAATGATTGGAGCTGGAGATATGTATCAAAACCCTATGATGATGACGGACAAGCAAGAAGATGCTTTTGGACCTGGTAGTGAAGTATACGAAAGCGGTAACACGGCTATATATAAAGGATTAAAATAAATAATTATGGAAGATAAAGCAAAAGCTATATTCAGCAATCAACAACTGAATGGACAAGTGGGTGAAAACGCTGTATGGGATGGACCCTTAAGCAAAGTAGGTTTCCCAATGGGAAAAGGATCTAGTTCTGGTATTAATGGTATGCAAGTATCAAAATACCCATGTCCTAATCCAAAAGGACCTATTACTCAAATTGCTAAAGGTCAAATGTAATGACTTTAGGTGATTTCAAATTATACGCATTGAATGTAAGCACTATGGCTATTAGTATGACCCGAATAGATGATATTCTTAAAATGATATTGTTACTTGTAACTATAGGTTACACAGTTAACAAATGGTTACATTTAAAAAAGAAACCAAAATAAAATGGCATATATACAACCAGATTCTTCACCGTTCTTAAGGGTTCGTAAAACAACTAAAGGTAAAGGTAGAAACTTTTTATCAACTAAAGAAGGAGCGGGTATGACGTCTAAGGGCGTACGCGAATATAAAAAACAAAATCCTGGAAGCAAGCTTAAAACAGCTGTAACCGGAAAAGTGAAAGCAGGTAGTAAAGCTGCTGGCAGAAGAAAGTCTTTTTGCGCTAGATCCAGAGGATGGAAAGGTGAGAGAGGAATAGCTGCTAGAAAAAGATGGAAATGTTAAACAGTAAATAAATATAAAATGGATAAATCAAGGAAAAAAATTGCACAAGACTATTCGCGCAATGCAATAGCGGATTCTAAGTCATCAAAAAAGTCTATTAAAAAAGACGGTAAATACGAGGCTAAAATGGCTGTTAAGGAAGCAGCTGGAGAAGGGCCAAGTATGTATGGAAAAAGTAAAGGACCTAAAATGGGAGCTAAAAAAGGTGACCAGTCTAAGTCTAGAGCAGATTATGCTATAGATTCAGGAAAAACAGATAAAGGTTACAAAGGCAAAAGCGGGTCTTCTAAAGGGGATCAATCAGCTAGCAAAAAAGATTACATGAGCAAAGGACCCAAGATGGAATCTATGTCTCAAGAAAAAAGTAACTTAATGAATGACAATCCTATTGACAACAGAGCATCTTCTCCTATGGCGATGAAAGGATCATGGATGTCAAAGCATACAAAAAGTAGAATGTAAAACAGTAGAGTCTGTACAAAAACTCAAAGCCAAGCACTAACACTAACACTAACTTAACACTAACAGAAATGGCAAAGTACATTAAATTTAACCTTACAGCACCGACTGCTGCAACAGGTTCAGAATTGTTAATTAACATCGACCAAATTGTATACCTTTCAACAGGAAGTACAACCACAACAAATATCTTTTATGGAAAAGGTGGAGACGCCGCTACCCAAAGATGGACAGTAACGCACCTTGCTCCATTAGTAGCTAATGCGGTACTTGATTCAATTCAAGCTGCAATGACTTCTAATCCAGGAGGAGTAGTGTCAACAGTAGGAACACCTGTATCAATTGCTCAAGCTCCATTACCTCAGACAGGTTCTGGAAGACAGCCAATTACGACACAAGCTGTAGCAGCTAGTTATACTAGCGCCGCTTTTACTGCGTAATTAATTAATTAAATATCCACAGGGTTTAAAAATTCTGTGGTATTTTTTAAAAAATCATAGCTATGGCTTTTATCATGAAAGGATGCGGTATAACCGTAGACAATACTCCAATTTATCAAATGGATCTGGAAGAAGGCGTTATGGGGCAAGCTAACAAAAATGGCTCTATATTAATAAATAAAAACTTAGGTTCTAAAGAACAGAAAGAAGTTGTCAAGCATGAGAATATTCATTTAGATCAAATGAAAAGAGGTGATCTTGATTATGATAATGACAATGTTTATTGGAAAGGAAAGAAAATACCAAGATCTAAAATGGATGAAGGTAATAAAAATCTTCCTTGGGAAAAAGAAGCTTACAAAGTTAACAGTAAAAAATATAAATAATGGCATTTTATATGAAACCGGGTCAAGGCCCAAAGATGAAAACAGGCAATGGATTACCAAGCGGTATAATGGGAGGGCCTAAAATGAAACCTTGCGGGGGACCAATGATGCATGAAGGCAAAGAGCATGCGAAAATCCAAGAAACACCAGAAATGCGGGCGAAATATGTAAAATCATTGATGGCTAAAGGATATGAGCCAGTAAAAGGTACAACTAATCAATTTAGGAGAGGCACAGGAAATGGCGTTTTAACAATTGGGGAATTCGTTGGAAAGCCAAATAATGACTCGCCTGCGGAGGAAATCAGAAAAGCCATGAAAGCTGGAGATGCTAAAAGAGAGAAAGAAAATAAAAAAATAAAAGAATAAATGAAAAAAATATTTGCGTGGCTTACAGGTGGTGTTATAAGTAAGATTGGTAATGTCATTGATAAGCTCACAACTACCGAAGAAGAAAAGCTTGAGATAAAAAAACAGCTTCAGATAATACTTGAAGAAGCTGAAGACAGTGCTCAGCAACAAGTAACAGATCGGTGGAACGCAGATATGAATTCAGATAGTTTATTAGCTAAAAACATTAGACCTATGGTTTTAGTGTTTTTAACATTTATATTCAGCTTACTGGCTTTTACAGATGGTAATATAGGAGAATTTAAAATATCAAAAGAATACATACCAATATTTCAAACATTATTGGTTACCGTGTACGGGGCTTACTTCGTGGGTAGAACTTGGGAGAAAGCAAAATCAATAATAAAAAAATAAATAAAAATTATGGGACAATCATTAATAACAATGGGTACATTCGGAAAAGCTTTAGTAATTCCAGGTAGTGGAGTACCTATTGGCGATATAGATCCAAGATCTGCTTGGGAGTTTGAAAATCAAACAGGAACTCTAGGTAATAATTACACGGGAGCACAAATATACGTTGGAACCAATAACGTAGATGTAGATTGTATACTAGAAGGTGTTGTAGGACCACAAGACACAGTTACTGGTTTAAATTTACAACCTATATTTACAGGAGCTAATCCTTATTATTCAGGGTTTGCAGCAGGTTCAGGTTACGTAGCGTCAGTGGGTGAGAAAACAACCACTGCTAGCTTAGTAAATAAATCCCCAGCTAATCAACCCTTTGGATTGACAGTAACTATCACAGTGCCAGTGCCAACAACAAATGCATTAACTCCAGGAATTGGTTATGCCCCAGGGGGGTTTACAGTAACAGGAGGTAGTGGTTCAGGTTTAATCGGAGTAATAGATACTATAACAGGTGCTGGAGCAACGGGTCCAATTGCTACTTTTACAATTACAAACGGAGGAATTAATTACAAAGCAACAGATGTATTAACTATAGTAGACGGGGCTGGAACTGGAGCTTCTATAACTTTGTCAACTGCGCCAAACGGAGCTGTAACAAATGCAGTAATAGACGGAGCGGGTACTAATTACTCTGTAGGAGATATTATAACAGTAGATCAAACCGGAAGCGGATTAGATTGCAAATTTGCAATTGCTTCTGTTAAAAGCTTACTGCCGGGTGTTGCTCAAGTTGTTAAGTTTAAAGACCTGCAGAAAGGAGCTATTCTACCAGTAGCAGTTAGCTATATAATAGATTCAAGTGACGCAACTTTTTTGGTAGCACTAAAATAACAATAAAACGATTAACGTGTAAGTAACCTTAAAACAAGTAACTATATAAATATAAATTAAATCTAATAAAATTATGAGCAAATTAAAAAAGACTACCAAAGCAAAAGAGGTATCAGGTTACAAAAACTACATTACAGCTGAACAGCTGGAAACTATTAAAGATCAACAAAATAAATTGCAAAATACGCTTGTTGATATTGGTTATCTTGAAAGTAGAAAGTTTTCATTAGTACAAGTACAGATTGGAGCAGCTGCGGCTTTAGAAGCTACGAAGAAAGAGCTATCAGATCAGTACGGTAGAGTTGACATTGATCTTAAAGATGGTAGCTATACGCTTACGAAAAAAGATGAAGAGGGCGATGCAATTGTTATGAAAAAAGCATAATGAGTTCTATTGTAAGAAAAATCAGTATAGGTTCTGACTATAAGAACGATGCCATGCATTATGCAGTTGGGCAAAACGTTTATGGTGGACATACTATTACAGCTATACTGCATAATCAACTTGCAAACTCTTACAGCATATACATTAAAAAAGGAGATGAGGTAATGCCATGGAAGAAATTTAATTCTAACATGGCAATATCTGTTGAATACGATTTAGAGTATTAATGAAGAGCTTGTACGACTTTATCATCAAACCTCTTGGTGATAGATACGAGAACGAAATAAAGATTGGTGATAAAACTTTAGTTTTAAATACTAAAATAGAAAGTTTTAAATCTGTTAATAACTTAGCGGTTGTAGTAGAAACACCAAAAGCGTTTAAGACAAGTATAAAAAAAGGAGATATAGTACTAATACACCATAATGTTTTTAGAGTATTCTACGACATGAAGGGTGTTAAAAAAAATAGTAGATCATATTTTAAAGATGGTTTGTATTTCTGCGCTATTGATCAAATATACTTGTATAAAAATACAGAGGATTGGATTTCATTTGGCGACAGATGTTTTGTAATGCCTCTAAAAAACGAAGACATTTTAACGAACGATAAAGAGCAAAAGCTTATTGGTATACTAAAGTATGGTAATAAGTCCTTAAAAGCACTTAATATTAACCCAGGAGACGTAGTAGGTTTTACGCCTAACAGTGAATGGGATTTTATCGTTGATGAAGAAAGGGTTTTTTGTATGAAATCTAATGATATTGTAATTAAGTATGAACACCAAGGAAACCAAATTGAGTATAATCCAAGCTGGGCACATCGCGATAGAGGAATTAGTTAAAGTAGCTAAAGAACTTATTGTAGAGTCAGATGATGATTTAACTGCGGATAAACTTAAAAATGCTGCTGCTACAAAAAAGCTAGCAATATTTGATGCTTTTGAAATACTTAAGCGTATAGACGAAGAAGAAAATATTCTTAACGAGAAGCCTGTTAAAGCTAAAGAAGAAAAAGCTTTTAAAGGATTCGCTGAAGGTAGATCTAAATAATGTACGAACAAAGTTTATACAAAATTTTACCTGGCCATGTAAAAACCAAAGTATTAAACAGAAATAATAAGTTTAAGAAATGGAAGTACGGTTATGACGAGGATCATGACATGGTTATTATAAGTAAAACTGGGGAAATTGGAGAGATATACGAGATACAAAATCTAGTAATAGCTTTGCCGAAAGCTACTAATGTAGCAAAATTAAGTGGTAACAAATGGCAAGCGGCTGAATATCCTAAAGAATTAAAAAATATTAAAACTGTTTTTGATTGGAAGAATTACTCTGAACAATTTAAAGAAGAATGGTATGACTATATTGAAGAAGAATTTCAAAGACGTGAAAAAGGTTATTGGTTTTTTAACAAAGACAAGCCTACTTATATTACTGGTACTCAGTACATGTACTTGCAATGGTCCAAGATTGATGTTGGGAAGCCAGATTTTAGAGAGTCAAACAGGTTATTTTACCTCTTCTGGGAAGCTTGTAAAGCAGACTCAAGATGTTACGGTATGTCATATCTCAAGAATAGACGTAGTGGATTTTCATTCATGGCGTCAGGGGAAGCAGTTAATATGGCAACGATATCAAGCGATGCACGGTTTGGGATATTGTCCAAATCTGGTGCCGATGCAAAAAAGATGTTCACAGATAAGGTTGTACCCATTAGTGTTAACTACCCGTTTTTCTTCAAACCAATACAAGACGGTATGGACAGGCCGAAGACAGAGCTTGCTTACAGAGTACCGGCATCAAAACTTACGCGTAAAGGACTCGATTCGAAGGTCCAAGCGGAAATACTCACGGGGCTGGACACCACTATCGACTGGAAGAACACAGGCGATAACGCATACGATGGGGAGAAACTTAAACTCCTCGTCCACGATGAATCAGGTAAATGGGAAAAACCGAATAACATCCTCAACAACTGGAGGGTTACGAAAACAACATTAAGATTAGGTTCTAGGATTAAGGGAAAGTGTATGATGGGATCAACATCAAACTCTTTAGATAAAGGTGGTGAAAATTTTAAAAAATTATATAATGGATCAGACGCTACAAAGAGAAACCGCAATGGGCAGACAAGTTCAGGACTCTATTCTTTGTTCATACCTATGGAATGGAATTTCGAAGGATACATTGATTCTTATGGATTTCCTGTATTCGATACACCCAAAAAAGAAGATATAGTAGATTCATTTGGTGATCCAATAAAAACTGGTGTTATTGAATTTTGGAAAAATGAAGTAGCAGGATTAAAAGATGATCAAGACGGATTAAATGAATTTTATAGGCAATTTCCAAGAACTGAAGAACATGCATTCAGAGACGAAGCTAAAGAAGCTTTATTTAATTTAACAAAAATATACGAACAAATTGATTACAACGCGGATCTTAGAAATTCATCGGTGGTTACTACTGGTACTTTTCAATGGGAAAATGCTAAGCTAGATTCAAAGGTTATATTTGTACCAAATAAAGACGGTAGATTTAAAGTATCTTGGGTTCCACCTGTTAATCTACAAAATCGTGTGATAGTAAAGAATGGCATCAAGTATCCAGGTAATGAACACTGTGGCGCTTTTGGGTGTGACAGCTATGATATATCAGGTACAGTTGATAAAAGAGGTTCTAACGGGGCCTTAGCAGGTTTAACTAAGTTTAGTATGGAAGATGTTCCACCTAATCAATTCTTTTTAGAATACATAGCTAGACCTCAAACAGCGGAAATATTTTTTGAAGATGTACTAATGGCTTGTGTGTTTTACGGTATGCCAATACTATGTGAGAACAACAAACCTAGATTATTATATCATTTTAAAAGAAGAGGCTATAGAGGCTTTTCAATGAATAGGCCTGACAAGGTGTGGAACAAATTATCAGTAACAGAAAAAGAAATAGGTGGTATACCTAACTCAAGTGAGGATATAAAGCAAGCTCATGCTTCAGCTATAGAAACTTACATAAATACTTACGTCGGTAAAACAGAGCAAGGATATGGGGATATGTATTTCCAGAGAACATTAGAAGATTGGGCTAGATTTAATATAAATAATAGAACTAGCCATGATGCATCAATAAGTTCTGGATTGGCTTTAATGGCTTGTAATAAAAATAGATACACACCTGTTTATAATCAGGTTAAAACAGTAGTTCCATTGGGGTTTAAGAAATATGATAACAAAGGGTACTCTTCAAAAATAATAGAATAAATGATTTATACGACTTCAAATAACACTTTTCCAAGCCAAATAGTTTCTGACGAAGAGAAACAAAGCTACGAATACGGACGCGACGTAGGTAGAGCTATAGAGAACGAATGGTTTAGAGGAGATACAGGTTCTGCTTCTGGAGGTAGGTTTGCTAGTAATTGGCAGTACTTTCATAATTTGAGATTGTACGCTAGAGGAGAACAATCTGTTAGAAAATATAAAGACGAGTTATCTATAAATGGTGATTTGTCTTATCTTAATTTAGATTGGAAACCAATAGCAGTATTGTCTAAATTTGTTGACATCGTTGTAAATGGTATGACTGACAAAGGTTATACAATAAGATCTCACGCATCAGATCCATTTGCTGTTAAACAAAGAACTGATCACGCTACGGCTATAGCTCAAGATGCTTTTGCTGGTGATTTGATGGAAGAAGCAAATCAAAATGTAGGTATTGATTTAAAAAGAACTAGCATTCCTGTAGAAGAATTACCTAGAGATAAAGAGGAGCTTGATTTACACATGCAGCTTAGATATAAGCAAGCAATAGAAATAGCTGAAGAAGAATTAATTGAAAACGTATTTGATTATAATAAGTACGAGCAGACAAAAAGAAGGATAGCTTATGATTTAACTGTTCTAGGAATTGGTTGTAGTAAAACAAACTTTAACCTAGCTAATGGTATAACAGTAGACTACGTGGACCCTGTGGATATTATATATTCTTATACAGAAGATCCTAATTTTGAAGATGTATACTACGTAGGAGAAGTTAAAAGCGTACCTTTACAAGAATTAAAGAAAGAATTTCCTGACTTAACTGATGAGGAAATGGAAAAAATACAGTTATATCCAGGAGATATTAATTATACAAGAACCCCGAGAGGCCAAGACAATGATAGAAATAATGTTCAAGTATTATATTTTGAATACAAAACATATTCAGATCAAGTATGGAAGATCAAGCAAACAGATCAGGGATTAGAAAAATCTCTTGAAAAGCCGGATACGTATAATCCACCAGATAATGATAACTTTAATACGGTCAGTAGATCTATAGAAGTATTATATAGTGGGGCTAAAGTATTAGGTCATGAGCAAATGCTTAAATGGGAACTTGCTGAAAACATGACAAGACCTTATAGTGATCAAACTAAAGTATCTATGAATTACAGTATATCTGCGCCTAGAATGTATCAAGGTCGTATAGAGTCGGTAGTTAGTAAATGCTTAAGCTTTGCTGATATGATTCAAATAACACATTTGAAGATACAACAGGTATTACAGAAATTAGTTCCAGACGGTGTGTTTGTAGATGTAGATGGTTTAGCAGAAGTTGATCTAGGTAATGGTACTAATTACAACGCTCAAGAAGCTTTAAACATGTACTTCCAGACTGGTAGTATAGTTGGTAGATCTTTAACTCAAGACGGAGATCCTAATCGAGCTAAAGTGCCTATTCAAGAATTACAAAGTTCTTCAGGTATTGGTAAAATACAAGCGTTAATACAAACATATCAATATTATCTTCAGATGATTAGAGATGTTACTGGATTAAACGAAGCAAGAGACGGTAGTCAACCCGCAAAAGATTCATTAGTTGGATTACAAAAATTAGCCGCAACAGCTTCTAATACAGCAACTAAGCACATACTTCAGTCCTTAATGTATATTACAATAAAAACAGCTGAAAATATTAGTTTAAGAGCTGCTGATATGATAGCTTTTCCTTTAACAAAAAATGCTTTAATGAACTCTATTAGTAGTTTCAATGTAGATACTTTAGAGCAAGTAGAACGTTTAAACTTACATGAATTTGGTATATTTTTAGATCTTGAACCGGAAGAAGAGGATAAACAAGCTTTAGAAAAAAATATACAAATAGCTTTACAAACAGGTAGTATTGACTTAGAAGACGTAATAGATATAAGAGGTATATCTAATATAAAGTTAGCTAATCAAATGCTTAAAGTTAAACGTAAACGAAAAGCAGAAGCTGCACAGCAACAAAATCTTCAAAACATACAAGCACAATCCCAAGCTAGTGCTCAAGCAGCAGAACAAGCGGCTATGTCAGAAGTTCAGAAGCAACAAGCTTTAACAGAAACAAATTTACAATTTGAGCAAGGTAAATCTCAAATGAAAATTCAACAAATGCAAATGGAAGCTGATATTAAAAAACAGCTAATGGCAGAGGAGTTTAATTACAATATGCAACTGGCTCAAGTAAGAGTTGCAGCGGAGAAAGTTAAAGAAAAAGAAATAGAAGATAGAAAAGACGAAAGAAGTAGAATACAAGCAACTCAACAGTCTGAAATGATTTCACAAAGACAAAACGATGAATTGCCTAAAGATTTTGAATCAGCAGGTAATGATACGCTTGGTGGATTCAATCTAGACAGTTTCTAGTATTACCAACAATTAACTATTTAATTATATTATATTATGTCAGAAGTAAAACAAGAAGGTGACTTTTCTTTAAAAGGAAAAAGTAAAAAACCTAAACAATTAAGTAATGATGCTTCGGCTATAACGAAGGTTACAATGAAAGAACCAGGATCAGAAGCCAAAGAAGATATCCCTAAAGTAGTAATACCTGGTGAGAAATTAAAACCTAAAGAAGATGCCATTCAAAAGCAAGAAACAGAGAGCCCTGTGTTACTCACAGAACAACCCAAAGTGGGATTGCAAGAAGTGGAACAAGGAAACGAAGAACCCCTTGGAGATGTTGTTACCAAATTCGCGCCGATACAAGAAGTAACTAAGGAAGAAATACAGCAAGTAACAAAGCAAGCTCAAGAAGCCGTAAGAGATGAAAAAGTTTTAGGTAGAAAGTTACCTGAGAATGTGGAAAAGCTAGTTACTTTTATGGAAGAAACTGGTGGTAATGTGGAAGATTATGTAAGATTAAACGCTGACTACTCTAATGTTGATGAAACTCAATTAATAAAAGAATATTATAAAAAAACAAAACCTTATCTAGATGCTGAGGATATGAATATAATCTTAGAAGATTATGATTATGACGAAGATCTAGATGATGATAGAGATATACGCAAGAAAAAAATTGCGTTTAAAGAAGAAGTTAATAAAGCTAGAAACTTTCTAGAGGAAACTAAGAGTAAATATTACGATGA